CCTTGGCTGAGTCAGAAAGTTTCAGTATCTGTAACACCTGCCCCACCGGCCAACTCCAACCCTTGTTAAGTGTGCCCTTAACGTCGGTCGCGAACGTGAACTCACCACCATGTGACGCTTGGTCACCAAAGGTGAATACCAGATTTCCATCTTCCGTCCTCACGACGAATGAATTGTGTTCTGTGTTTGCTGTGGCCTGGAAGTTGAATCTCTGCACACTAGCCACTGAAGGTTCGATCTCAACGTCCCACTTGACGCCCTTGAACTTGACCGTCTTGAGTTTCTCGTTGATGATCTCGGCGTTCATGAACCTGTAGTCGTTCTTGAAGTCACCCTTTTCGTTCTCGAAATGGATTCCTGTTGGAACCGTTGCGCCGTTTCTCTCACCGGACAACACTGTTATGTTCGCCTTCTCCTTGTACTCCGGACACTTCCAGTTTGCCCATCTGTGGCATACCGAACGTACCCGTCATCTCCGGTTGTGGTTTGTGGAAAGACCCCTGCAGGATCACAGATCTGTCCTCGGCCATTGAGTCGATAGTTGTTTCCTTATCGTCCCCAGTGATCTTGACCAGATCCAAGAATCCCAATCCATGCGTGTGTTTAACGATGTCTTTTAAGATGTCTATCATAATACCCTAATTGTACATGATATTTAGGTCTTAGTCTAGTATTAATTCAGAAACTTTGTACACTATTGGATTTTGTTTACCAGGCTTGCGGAATATGGCGTAGTTGGCACCGGGTCGGAACATGTTCATCTCTATCACCTCGTAGCCCTCGTCCCGGATGATCTTGGTCATGGCTGTTTTGGTGTTGTAGTTCCAATACCCACGTTTGGCCTGTGATAGATCTAAGTCATAGTGGCAGTCAGCATATTGTATGAAACAATAGCCACCATCTATCAACACACGTTTGATATCTCGCAAATATTCTTTTATGTGCTCCTGTGTGAAGAACACGAATGTGTCCCAACTGAACACAAAATTACAGGAACCCGTTGGTATTTGTTCACACGAGGTCCGGTCGGTGGTGTAAAATCTCAATAATTTCTGGCTGGCAGGATTGAATCTTCTCCTGATTTTTTCCTGTACGTCTATCAAGACATCAACGAAGAAATTCAATCTCCATGCTCTGAATTCTTTTGAAAACATGCCTGTGCCCGGACCTATCTCTAGGCTGTTGTAGAGATTGGTTCTTGCGAATTGGAATATCTTGGTCTGCACCATTCTGTATAATCCATTATCAACTATCGGTTTATGTCGTTTCTGTTCAAGATCCTTGCTAAACCATTCCGGTGTTTTATCTAATCTGTCGATCACTTCGTTGTTGTTGGCATCGATGGCCATTTCTAGATCTTTGAGAATTTTAAGGTTTTGTTCAACGATGGTCCTTAGGTCCTTGCCCTTGTCAAAATTTTCTAGTTTCTCAATTAGTAATTTGATTTCTTCTATGCTCAGCATGTTTATATTTAGAATTCGAACAGTTTGTTGAACGTGTTTGTGGTTTCGGTAGACTGCACGTCCCAACCCAGCACCCCGATTAGGTTGTCTATCTTCTGGTCCAGTATGGTTGACTCCATCGCCTCTCCATCAAACGGCAGTTCCTTGAACCATTCTGGAATACGCAATTCATCAACAGGATAAGCAATACTCGTATATCCTAGTGGATTGCTTTTCAATTTACACACAATGACCTTGGCACCGTCCGTTATGGGCATCGAGTACTTGTCACCGTACATGTCACGGCATCGGTTCCAGTTCATGCTGGCCCTCACGTGTCCAGGCATGTTGGTCTTGCCTTTCTTGGCCTCTTCTTCTGTGTACTTGGTCATGTTGTTGGCCCTTTTAGGAGAGCCTTTCTCCCAACCGGGTCTTGCCTTGAATTCTGCCCTGAACTTGCTGATCTTTTCCAGCACCTCTTTCTCAGTCATGCCCGTCAGTACCATGTACAGCAGATCACTGAGGAAGTCCTGTACGAACACAGGGGTATCCGATCTCTTTAGATCCAGACCCATCGCTTTCATCTTGCCCTCCTTGCCTTCCGTGTCTGTGCGTTTTCCCTCCTTGTCGTAATACAATACGGCATATCTTTTCTTGGTGATGAATAGTCCTTTCGAAGCGACCAATTCTCTACCCGCCGCAATAACTTCTCCCCTTGTGCTTGGTGTGTGGAAAGCCTTAGTCATGAACGCCTTGAATGACCCGTTGACCTCGTCTGAAATCCTGTCATACAGTGCAACCACACTGTCCTTGGTCCAGGGTATAACACCCTCGTCTATCTCTTTCTTCAGTGTTTTGTACGCTGAGAAGTACACGGAGTCCGTGTCTCCATACACCACGCTCTCGCCCTTGTGGTCATACTTGCCCGCCACGATCTCGTTGACCTTGCTGGCCATGTGCCTCGTGATACATCTGCCTGTGAGTGTCACACTCTGACCTATCCTGATGTCAAAGAATCTACAGCCTGGATTCAGTATCGCTCCATATAATGAGTTAAGATTAATTTTTTTCACGAGCTGTCTCTTGTCCCAGTATTCCCTTTCGATCTCGTTGTCGCCACATTCACGCATCTTCTTCTGCATCTCCTGTCGTTCAGCATACCAACGCTTCAACAATCCTGGAATGATGGCCTCATACTCGTATGTGAATATGGTCCCATTCGCACTCAACATCCATTTGTTGTTGCCGTCGAATATCACTTCGTACAGTTGTGCCGCACTCATACGCACACTGGTCTTGTCTTCCCAATCCACGATGATCTCGGTGCCCTTCTCTTGGTTCATCACTGCTTGATATTCCCAACTGCCGAACTGACTGTCCCATGCGGCCGCGAATGATTTCTTGGCGTGTTTGGCCCTGTTGATCTCTGCAGAAGTTATCACCGGTCTTATCTGTCCAACTATGGTCTCAGGACCCATGTTCAATGCCCTAATGACTGACGGGTACAGGGAGTTGATGTCGATTGATCCTACCCAGTCGTGTATTCCTTTTATCGGTGTCGCCACGTAGGCACCTGCCGCCGGTTGGTTCTCCTCACCTTCCTTTTTATATTTTCTACCTGGCACCTGCATACCACGCCTGTGTGCCTCGTTTACTATGGCCTGTTCAGTCACTGCCACTGCGCCCATTGTTGTCTGTAGCAACACAGTGTTCTGGTGAGCGATCTCGTTGGCCAGTTCTATGAACTTCAATTTCTTCTCGAGTTTGGCCAGCAGTGCTGTGTCCTGCCTGTTGTACTCTATGAACAGTCCAAAATCATTCTTGTAGAGGTTGTCCAGCGATCCTTCGTACACTGTCTTGCGTTCGCCCAGTTCGTGCTCACCTATAGCGTCCAGCCTGAATGAATGTCGCTCTTCATACGTGTACTTCCTGTATAGTTCCAGTAGATCCAAGTGCACTCTGCCGATGAGGTCAAAGCTCAACTGTTCTCGACCATACTTCTCGAACACCCTCTTCTTGGGCTTCTCACCCCAGAAGCACAATCGCCTCGTGTCATCACCACTGAGCACTTTTTGTATCCTTCCAACTGTATAGGGTATGTCGTAACCCTCTGAGTTCCATCCGCTCAATATGTCAGCATCTTCCACAAGTTGTAGGAACGCGTCCAGCATGTCCTTCTCCTTCTCGAACAGCATGGTGTTGTCGAATCTCTTCGTGAGTTCCTCCGCGTCCTTCATGCTTATGGTCTTGGGTGGCACAGCCAGTGTGACCAGTTGATCCGTCCAGCTCATGTAACAACTTATGGCAGTTATGGGCATGAACGGATCATCCGTCGTTGAGTAACCACGATCTGGATCGAAGTCCACCTCAATGTCGAAAAACATCACGTTGAGTTTCGGGGTCTCCTTGCCCAGGTAGTTCTCCTCCAGGCACCTGAACACCGGATTGATGTCGTGTTCATAGAGTTGCTTGTTTGATCTTATGCGTTGTTCTTTTATGAATTCCTTGTGTGTCTGGCACACCACTCTCTGCAATGGCTCGCCCGTCATTCCCCTGTGCTTGCCTCGGGCATCTGGGTAGTAGAAAACGTACCTAGCATCATACTCCGTGAATATACGACCCTTCTTGGGATCACGCTCTACGACATAAATCCTGTCCTCGTCCTTTTTATATAATGCGTCTATGTAACTCATCTTACCACCAATAACTTGCTACGCCATAGCCGTAGACATTTATGATTGAGAAGTAGCCAGTGATCATCATCACGAATGCGGCGTTCCTCCTGTAGGCGGCGTAACATTGTGTCACAGCACCTATGAAGAATCCCGGATAGATTATGGTCATGTCTGGGTCCGCGGCCGTGATCGCGAGTGTGAGGCTGGCTCCAACCGTGAAAATGAAACTGACCAGTTCGAAATAGAATGCTGTGCGGTCACTCTCAAAACTACGAAGCCAGAATGATCTGACTTTTGCTAACATTAAAGTTTGCCGGCCGTGTTGAGTATGCTCTCCAGTGTGTCCATCTCGTCAGCGATGTTCTGATAGTTGCCTTTGTGTGCCACAGATATCGCTTTGTTGATTAATGCTGGTTTCAGTTCTAGTTCTTCAGCAATTGCCTTGACTGTGTCTTTTAATCCACCTTTTAAGTCCTCGACCTCACCTAGTACCTGTGAGCCCTGTGATATAATCTGTATTAGTTTCTGCTTCTCAGCGTCGTTGAAATTTCTTACTGCCATTTGTTTCTCCTGTTGTTAAGCGTGTATTATATTATACTTTGCGTGGTATGTAAACTATTTTTTCTTGGTGGCCACGTTCTTGGCTTTACCACGCCTGTTGGGATTAGGGTCCTGTCTTCTCTTTCTCTGTGCCGCTGATGCCCGGCCTTTCTTGCCCAGTGCGTAGGCCTTCTTGGCTGGTAAACACTTCGGTTTGCCTTCCTTCTCACTGCCACGAGCACAGGCTCCACGGATCTTGCCCTTGGGACCGAAACGCACCCATTTCTGTTTGAACCATTTCTTGAGGTCCTCGTTCAAGGTCTCTGCCACTATGATGTCGCCACAACGCACACAGAAGTCGATGTCCTCACGTTTGACGCAGTTGGGCACACGTTTTCCGAACATGGTCTTCATGCCCTTTTTTTCGTACCCCTTCCAGCATTTCTCTGTGATTACGTCTGTGATCCTCATTTGCTCTTGTTACCCCAGTTGGCCGCGCCCTTCTTACGGCACTGCACCAGTGCGCCACTGGCGTAGGCACTTGGCCATACCTTGTATCTTGATTTTACCTTGTGATAGCAGGCGTCCTTCTTCTCGGCTAGTTTCTCGAACTCGGCTTCTGTGATCCCTACGACCTCAGTGATACGCATGTTACCACTTCCTGCATGACCAGTATCTGGCCTTGGTCTTTGGTCCCGGGTTGGCACAGTTGTGTCTGGCCCTGAATGATTTCCTCGCCTTTGGATTTGACTTCCTGATCTTCATGGTCTTCTGTCCGGCCTTTCTCGCTGAACTGCCGCCGTGTCCGAAGTTCACTTTCTTCACGTTTCCAGACTTTGGATCCTTGACATACACTTTGAATTTCTTCACGTCACCACGCATTGGTTTGTTCAGTGGCACTTTCCTGCCCCTGTATTCCGCGTCGAATAACTCGTTCTCGTCTTCTGGGAAACCCAGTTCACCGAACGCTTCGTAGAAAGCATCATCGTCCTCGAACGTCATCTCATCCTCTTCCGGGAATGGTTCGTAGGATTCGTTCTCAATATCGTGTGATGCCAACACCATGCTCATCGCATCTGCTAGTCCAACTTTGTCCATGTTCATTTGTTCTATGTCCGAAGTGTCGCCGTGATCATTGAACACCGCCATGTATT